CACCGAGTCCTCAGACTCGACCACACTCCAGAAAGAAACTAAACCTTTCCGGTAATGATAAATTCTGAAATTCACGTTTCAAATCCGTGACAGCACTAGCGCCCAAAGTATGAGCGTCAGCTGTGCTAGCCCCAGTTTTGAAATAACCCCAATCCTTATGAGTGATCCATAAGGTGTAGGAAGTGAATTTGTGATCAACGACGTAGGTTTTGTCCCTAACGTAGTTGTACTTAACTCTCTTATATTCGAATTGTTCGAGTATCAGAGTCTGAACCGTAGTCTTCCCGTGTGGAAGGCGACTACTTTCACTCTTAGCGAGGTCTAAGGGTACATGTTTGATCTCAGGAACATCAACTGTTGACACAGGTTTCAAATTTCCAGCAACATTGTTTTCAGCGCTAATAGCAGCTATATTATTATCAATGTCACCGGAACTCAAAAACTTGCGGAACTGTTAATGATCCTCGGACCGTGGAATTTGCATTTTGCATTAATCCACACCCTTACTCCCTTCGAAGCGTATATGAAAAGTTTAAAAGGCATAGCCAATCCGGATGCGGGTTGTATTTGTCTTGTGAAAAGATCGCCAATGATCAATAAATCTTCGCTCATCTCACCAAAGGAGTAAGCATTGGAAGTGACTGACACAGCGCCATTTAGCCCAGCTACGGCGTATTTCTCTAGAGTTGTATTGGCGGAATGAATTCCGCAAATAAAATCTTGAGCTTTATCAGTCGTCTGATATTTAACTTTCAATTCAATGACATCCACCTTGCCGCATCCTTCAAGGTGTGGTGAGAAAATTTCATAAGCAGTCCTGGCACCGTTAACTTCTGCATTCCCGTTAGCTACCAGCAAATTCAACATCAAGTTGAATGGTTCCTCTTTAGTTATACCAGATTCAAGAGTAGCTGGTGGCAAAGGTTTGTCCACGTTGTTAACTGACATAATGTAATCACTACGCAAAGGTGTACTTTCAATCATAGTCCGCTAGCACAGCAAGCGGGCTGACGAAAGAGCCAAAGTCGTATTGTGTCTCTGTCAAGAAACCAGATACAAATGAAACCATTTGATTAGTGTCTTCCACAGTTTTGTCTGACCTGTCCAGCTCGGTCATACCAAGACTGTCGTTGTGGAAGTGCACGCTGCCTGTATAGCCGAATTTTCTCAGATTGAACATAATGTAGGATACCGCGGACATGTGTTCCCGCTCAGTCTCTGTCATAACAGCATTTAAGCTCTCTGATTGGATATAATTTGATTCGAACATCTCAAAGTACCCGAGAGCTATTTCGCTTATGGAACCCCGACTAAGGTGGCCACGGAGTCGTTTATATAATATTATGGGGTCCTTATAGCACACCCCTTGCTTAATTTTGAACGAACAAAACTCTCCGTAGTCTTGGACTTCCCGTTTTTCTTCGCATTTATCGAACTGTTCATATTCCACCCATTCTGAAGATACAGGGTAGAGATCCAATCGTTCTATGTCATCACCAGAAACAGCTATGGCTGATCCCAGTGGTAGGTCATATTTAAGGGCCTCCCGGGCCAGCGTTTTCAAAGTATTGCATAACCATGTGAACAACTCACCGCTGAACGTCATTATAGCGAAATGCATAGTTCTCGTATGGAAATCCAACTTGTCTTCACAGTAGTAGTCAATTAACTCAGCTGGAATGCCATACCTAAGGAACACTAAGC